ACAGGCCAATCCCAATCAGCGCCTGGTGGGAGAACATTTCCCAATCCGTTTTGGCATCCCCCGCGCCGGTATTCATCGGCAAATCTTTGGTAGTGATTACGCTGTTATGAATATCTTCACTGCCAGCGACCGGCGGCGGATTAGTGTCCAGGCCGGATGACCGGCTGATACTGGAAGCCATCGTATTGCGTACCGCGGCTACCGCCCGGCTGCCGCCCTCCACCGTTCGCTCCCGAACAAAACTGGCTTTGTTGCGCGAGACGGTCAAGCGGTTCTGCATAAACTTGCGGTGTTCATCCAGGTAGTCGGCGGCAATGGCCCCCAGCGGCCAGCCCCATGGCGACTTGCGATCTTTGCGGTTGAAGGCGATGTGGTGCATTAGCGCCACTGTGCCGCTGCTGCCGTTCTGTAAGTCGGCCTGCTCGGTCTCAGACATTTTCGCCCCCGTCGGTAGGGTGACGTGTTTCAGCCGGTCGGCGTAGAAAGCCGACCAGTCGGCGTAATACAATGTCCGGCCTTCGTTGTTTGCGTCTACGTACTCCCGCCGGTAGTACAAGTTGATCAAGCGGTCGTTCGGGTCGGTTACGATCTCCTTGATCTCGTCGTTATCCATCACCATCGAGAAGGTGCTCGTGCCGTCCATGACCGAAATGAACTGGATCACAAAGACATTACCTTCGATCTCCAAGTCTTCGCCGTGTTCGACCACTTTGTCGTTGGCAAAAAAGCGCGAGTTATCCTCGCCCTTGAAACACGTCTGCCAGAACTCATTTGCGTTGGGGTCTTTGCATACCACCGTAACGCCATCCCCCAGGCCGTAGTTGGCCCACACCTCAACCGCCCACTGGTAGAGCGGGTTCGTGATCCACAAATATCTGCTGGTCTCTACCGCATAAGTGCGCAGCGTTTCCAGGTTGGAGCCATACGGCAGACCTCCCAGGATACGATACCCGGCCCGATTTACCAGGTCGCCAATCCAGAACGAGCCGTATTCCCGGAGCTGCTCGATCAGCACTTCGGGCGGCAGGCGAAACGGGCCAACCTGGGCGGCCTCCATGATCTTGTCGAATGACTGCTGGATGGCTTTCTTTTCATCTGCAAAAATCCAGTCAGCTAAAACCTGTCTGAATGTGGGCATTGTGTTACCTTCCTATCTGGACAGGATCGTAAACGATCTCTGTCTCAGTAATCGTCCTGGTGGCCGCGTACCACGCCAAAGCCCCCGCCGCTATTGTATCGGGCAAATGACCCGCGCCGTATACGTCATCTGTACTGGCGTACTTGTGTTCATCGGCCATAAACTCGATATATGGCGATTCGATCTCACCGCGCTCGATGGCAGCAATATACTCAGTTAGCAGATCCGATCTGCCGCGCCCGACCATCATAACCGGCTCGGCTGGCACGGTCAAAAAGCCGTTGACCACATCGCCTATGCCAGTTCCGTCATGCGCGGCAGGCTGGCCGTATTGCCGTACGCGCCTATTATATGCGTCCACCATCACCGGCCAGGCAGTACGCCCCATGCGCTGAAAAACCACGACTCTGGCAGGATTGCAGTCCAGGCGAATGGTAATAATCACAGTCCAGTCCTGCTTCCTTGCCCAATCCGCGCCGGTAGCATATACGCCGCGCTGGTCATAATCTTCGACCACAATCAACTCCCCCGCCGCCCCCTTATAATAGCCGAGCGCGCGGTCGAACATAGCATCAACCTTATCCGGCTGGATGGCCCGGCTTTCAGGCGATGGCTCTTGCCCCTCATATTCTACGTTCCACATAGATTCGGTAACTTCGATGCGCTTGCTGGCTACCTCGTCCGGGGCAAGCCAACCGTGCGGGGTAAGCGATTCCTTGAAGCACCACTCGAAATAATGCCATTGTTCTGGATGCTCACCGGCCCGCCGGATAACCTCGGTCATCGTGCCGTCGGCGTTTTGGTGCGTTGAGCTGAGTACCGTTTGTTTGGCAATTCCGCTTTTATTCATCGGCTGCCCCATCGCCGCATCCAGTATGTCCAAATCGAAAAGATCGACTTCGTCGCAGCGCAACCGAACGGGGTGAGGCCCCCGAACGCTGGCCTGGCTTGCCATCAACGCCTGAATAGTCGAGCCATTAGTCAAGCGCGTCTCGCGTTTCGCCGGTTCGCTCGCCAGAAGATTCCGCGGGGCGTGTTCGTAATTCCAGAAGTTCAGCATGTGCGCCAGTACCCGTTGAGACTGCTCACCACTGCCTCCAAGGACGTTCACATCTACGCCCAAAGTAGCCGCCTCCGTGAGGCCCAGGACAGAAAGCAAATACGATTTTCCACCAAAGCCGCGGCTTGCTTTCCAAACGCCAACCACAGAGCGGGCAAAATACGCATCGGCAAACGCCCGCCATGGCGTAGAGTGATTTGGGCAAACCTGCGTGTCCGGGATGGATACACCGAATCGATCCTTGACATATCGCTGCAGATCATTCTCCGTCAAGATCAGCGGGCGGAGTAGTTTGTCTATCTCTTGCCTGTCTCGCTCTTTCAAGAATGGCAGTAATTCGCTCAGCTCGTTCGAGGTCGGTAATTGGGGTAACATCTTCTGTTTTTATCGGCCCGCCGTCCGCGCCGGTGTGCTCCAACACCGTCTTTGGAGGCCCATCAATTTGCTTGTAGATAAATTGCACATTTTCCCACCAATCATCTGGGCTAAGTTCCATTATCGCATTCCCCGGAAGAGTAACTTTCTTGGTAAGAACTGCTTCCCAAAGCATTTCGGCCAAAACTCGCGATCTTGACTTGCCAACGCCATCTATGATAACTGTGCGCTTTCCGGCTCGCTCCAAAAGCTCAGTTAGTGCTCGACCCTTCGGCGGTCGTCCACTTGGATTTCCGCTTTTTCCTTTCTGGAATGGCATTCTTAGATTGTTCCTTATTGTAAATCAATGGCACCGCGGCTATTTCCAGCACCGCGCCCAACTGCCTTACTGCTATCAAGTCCTGGATTGATTTTACCGCCGTCGCGGGCAAGTCCAGGATTACACGCAATCCGCCATCGGCGAGAGTTTGCACACGGGCGACCTCCGCCGTAAAGCGTATGACTTCATCGCCTGCGCTGTACTCGCCCTTCTTCTCGCTCACGTCACAACTCCAAGTCCGGCAAGCGATATTAGTTCATCCACGCTTGTTACGATGTTATACGGTATGCCCATCTCTAAGCACATACACTGCAATAGCCGCTCGCGCTTAGTCAGATCGTCGCGCGTCTTGGGCGTCTTGATCTCTACGATGTGCAAACCCGTCTGCCGCGATAATAGCAGGCCATCACAGGCGTCGGGGAGATCCCACCACCCACAGCCGATACGACGCGCGGCATCCACGATCTCGGCGCGGTTGGCGTCTGGCTTCTGATGGCCGTGGGTCACGGTATCAACATCTCCAGAAATTGCACCTTTTCGATGGTGCTTACGCTCAAGTCGCACTCCTTGACACTGCCGGGGCGGGCGGCGTATTTTTGCGCGTCGCCCTTTTTGGTAAACTGCCAGGCGGCGCAATTATTGCGATAGATCGAGTTCGCGATTTTTGAAGGCATTTTCCCGGCAAATTTTTTTAGGAACGGCTCAAAGTATTTGTACAGGGTAAATGGCGGCCAGACCTGGTAGGGATAAACTGCTATCCACATCGGAGACTCCATCAACCATCTTGGCCATGACCAGGTGTTGAGCCGGTCGATATTGATATACGACCAGGATAATCGCCCGGTGATATTTTGCAGCAGATCGCGGTACTGCCTGCCCTCGGCAGGATTGACGCAGCGAACACCCGTTTGTGGCGGCTCGTAATCGGCGCACATCACACCATCGCGTACGCGCGGGTAGCTGGCATAGGTACGGGCATTTTCGGCCATCGAAAGACCGGGATGGGGAATATGAAACGTAAACCAGAGCAGGCCCGCCGTTTCACAAGTGTCGATTTGATCCTGTAAGCAATCGCTTGGTTTGTTGCCTACCCCGGCGCTGATCCCAACCGCGTCGAAGTTGGCACGGATTTTATCGGGGTCTACGTTGCGCTGCCCCCACCACCAGGATGTGTCAAGAATTCTGGCTTGATTCATTCCCGCTCCCATCTGCTATTGCCATGCACCCGGCCTGCCGTCGCATTCGACGGCGGTACAGCCAGGGCAGAAAATACTCATACCACCGGCGGCGCGATTGGGATTTGTAATAAGCGTAGGTATCGATTTCGTCGCTCATGTCATTCTCTCGCTTTCAATTCGCCGGTAGTCCGCTTTTCCAGCACCCTAATCTGTGCCGTCATTGCGCCGATTTTTGCACTTTGCTCGTTGATCTGGCTTTGCAGATGTACGATGATCGAGTCGCGGGCGCGCACGTCGGCGTCCTTGTCAGCCATCAACCGCCTGAGTGCGGCAACTTCGGCTTTCAGCAAATCCCGCTCGCATTCCAATTCATCTATGCGGTGCAAAGCGTCTACGAGTTGCGCTGCCAACTCCCTGCAAGCCTCCGCCGATGTCTTAGCGGATTCGGCATAGCCCTTCGCAGCGTCCGCGCTGGCCTTGCCCGTGTCGGCATCTATTCGACGCGTTTCATAAGGCAACTTACGCCATACTATAAGCGCCGAAATCAATCCGCCCAATCCTCCCCCGGCGAAAATGGCGGCGATAAATGCGACAATGATCTCGCCGATGGGCATGGTGGCTACTTCGGCGCATCGCGGCCGGAGCGGGTGTGCTTATCAATGCGCCGGGTATACTCCGCCATCATGCCGCGCTTGCGTTGCCACAGCCCGAACCCGGCCATGACCAGCGACAGGATCACCGTGGCAACAATGCGATAAACAGGGGCCAACTGCTCGACAACGGCCAGGGGGATATACGACGCGGCCAGGGCCACAAGTGCGGCGGCCACCATTGTTACAAGGTCTTTGACGTTCTGCGCGGCGTCTCGCCACCATGGCCAGGCCTGGTTGAGCCAGGCCCCCAGCGCCAGTACGGCCACGCCCGCGCCTGGGCCAGCCAGCCATAGCAGCACGGCGGACAAGTCTGTCCAGTCGGGCGGCTCGGCCCGGAAGGCCGCGGCAACGAACAGGACGATAACGGCAAGGATAGCCAATAGCCTGAGTCTCATAGTTTCCTCCACAAAAAATGCCCACACGGGGCGGGCTGTTGGGCAAGCGCCCGTCAACTTATTATACAACAGATTATACCCTATGTTATAATCCTTCTATCGCTTCTGGCCTGCCCCCCCCCCAGGCCAGAAGCGATTTCGTTTGCGCGTTCCATCTGCGCAGCGATGCGTTCCAGCGCGGCCGCGATGCGCTCAAGGATGGCCGAATCTATGTACACCAACGGCGCTGGCTGCGGGGGCCTGGGCGCGGGAATAGAATTAGTGTAGGGACAAGTATGATAACTGCCGTTCGGAACCCACGCCCAACAATACGGGCACTGGTATCCGCTTCCCGTATCCGCTGTGTAATCACCGTTCATTGTCACTCCTCATCTTCCATCTGTGCGACTGCTCCAAAACCATCTCTAACTGCCGCGGCGCTTGCGGGATCATACTCCGACTCTAAGTATGCCCAATCGCACACAGGGCATAGCCAGATTTGATCAACGAATCCACTCGGCAGGTGCTGCGCTGGCCCGTACCGTTTCATCGCCGCTTTGTTGCAATTATGACAGTTCACGGCACACTTCCGGGAGCGAATAATTCTGGCTGCGCGGGAGAATCCCCCGCGTCAAGGCGCAAGCGGGCGCTGGAAGGCGTGGCGGTTTCTGTGAATAAAGGGCTTGGGGCTTGTGCAATACGAGACCCGGCAATCTCAAAATACTTTTGCTCTTTTTCAATGCCGATAAACTCACGCCCTGTTTGAACACACGCTACACCAGTAGACCCGCTACCCATGCAAATATCTAAAACCGTTTCGCCTGGATTTGTGAAAGTTCGCAAAAGGTATTCCATCAATTTGACGGGCTTTTGTGTTGGATGAAACCCAACTTCGGGGCGTGTTCTATCGCCATTGCTGACCGTGATAATTGTGGTTGGATAATATTCGTTATTGAATGATTGTCGCTGACCGTAAGAATGATAAACATCACTCATGCCGCCAGCCTTACCGCCTTTCGTGCGTGGTTTTCCGCGTGTGACCATTTGCGGGTTGAATGTTGAATAACCGATAGGCGAAAACAAAATAATATTTTCGTGCGCTCTCATGTGCCTACGATTAGCATCTAAAAATCCGACCGGCAAAACCTTATCCCAAATCATTTCTTGCCTGAACCATTCGATATTGCTGGCAATCAAAAAACTTGTGAAGGGTTGCGCCGATGTAGTGACGAATAAGCCTGCAGGCTTCAGTACGCGCTTGACGGCTTCCCACATGGGCGCAAGTGGAATGATTGAATCCCACTCGCAAGCGGTTGTTCCATAGGGTAAATCCGTAATGATTGCTTCCACACTTGCGGGCGGGAACGTTGGAAGTATTTCGAGACAATCGCCGTTGTGCAAAGTGAACATGTTTTAGCCTTCTTTCCATTCCCGGCACACCCTCAACAACGACTCTGACAGCCAGCCTAGGCCTTGGCCAGCTCGCATCCGTCGCGCCGTCTCGACGTACAGCGGGTGCTCGACGGGTAGTTCCACAAAGCCACCGGCGCGGTATGCGTCTATGCCGCCGAACGGCTCCAGCAGGCGGGCGGCGATACGTGAGCGAGAGTCATCGTCGAGGATGCTGGCGTGGATTGTCATTGTAGTTGCATCTCCGCCTGAGCCTCGCGCGCACCGCGCACCAGGAGATACCTGGCGAACTGAGTTCGCATCTCATCGGCCATCTGGATAATACTGCTTAGTTCTGGCTCAAGCCAATTACTACTCATCCAACGCAACACCCAATCAACGGCCTTATCGTCATGTTCGCTGTGGCGCATCTCAGACACCACATCACGCGCCCAATAGCGATTGTAAGTGTAATCTATCATCGCTTCACCGTCTTCCTACCGCACCTTATACGCTTGCTCGTTCCCGCACTGCGTACAGCGATAGTACTCCCAATCGCCCTCCGCACGGCAGTTGTGCTCCACCGTCGCGGCGCATTCTGGGCAGTAAAACGCGGTGCGCCATGTGTCGCGGACGATGGAGAGGAATTGGTTGATTAGATTGTTTTCGTCCATTAGTCTAAATCCTTTCGCCCATTACGGCCAGGCTTATCCGCCTCTGAGTAGGCCCTGAATACGGGGAACGAGTCGGCCTTTACCAGATGAAAATATCCCTTCGGGTTTGCCAGCTCACGCCCCTTCTGAAAATAGGCCGTCCGCATGTTGGCGCGTTTGCTATCTCCGTTTTCCGGTTGATGTTCGGTAAGCATAAGGATAACGTCTGCATCGTGCTTCACCTGGTTACTGCCCCGAATGTCCTTGCCGTCTTTGGTAACTGAGTTTACCGTGATCCCGGCCAGCTCGAATTCTTTTGCAATTTGCTTCGTCCGTTTGGAAAGCAGGGCCGACCGTTCCGTCTCATCCATCCTGCCATCTCCATCTGATACCAGCAGGAGATAGTCAAGGACAAACCACTGTATACCGGCTTGCGCCTTTAGCCTCGCCATGTCCGCCCGCAATCCTGCCATGGTCCAATAACTATCGTCACTCATAAAAACAGGCAAGCCAGCGGCCATCTCACAGGCATTAGTAAAGACAGGCCAATCAGCATCTGACATCTTACCCGTCTTGAGTTTGATAGTGTCGAGGCTCCCCAGACTAGAAACGATACGACGGGCCACTTGCAGACCGCGCATTTCCAGCGAATAGATAACACCGGGCGCTTTATGCTGCGCCATGCCAAGCCCCATCTGTATCGAGAGTATGGATTTCCCTATGCCGGGATCACCGCCAATGTATAACACTTCTCCAAGCTGGAGACCGCCGGTTGTTTTGTCGAAGTCCAGCACGTCGGTTTGCAAGCCAAATATTTCTGTCGGGTGTTGGACTCTGTATTCTACGTCATCCATTAGTCGCCCAACGTATTTCGACAGCGGTACGGCTGCCCCCCTGGGCTGAATACTACCGGTTAGCGAAGTTGTGGCGCTGATAACCGAATCGTCAACAGGCTTTGATTCGTCGTAGGCCGCCCGCGCCAGGGCGTTGGCAATGTCCAGGATACGGCGACGGTTCGCCAAATCCTTGACAATATTTGCGTAACTTTCGGCGTGTAGCGAGGTGGGTGTAACCGTAGCCAAGCGTAAGAGGACTTGCGTCCCGCCGATCTCGTTCAACTTGCCAGCGCGTTCCAGAGCTTCCGAGATCGTCACCACATCAACATCATGGCCCTTTTCTATCAGGCCCGTGATGGCGGCCCATATCCAACCGTAACGGTGAATGTAGAAGTCTTCCGGCTTTATGTCAAGCGTTTGGGTTGCCGATGGGCTGATAAGCACCGCTCCCAATAATGACTCCTCGGCCTCGATGCTGCTCGGAACGGTGTTACTGAGTTGCGTTGTTTGATCCGACATAGGTATATCCCTGTTCTTGCAGTGACGATCCACCATTGTTCTTACCTTTGCGCTTGCTCATACAACTAATGGCAGGATTTACGATACTCGAAATAGATACAATAGAGTAATTCTTTCCGTATAGTTCCTTGACTGCCGACTCAATATCGCACGGCTCCACGCTTGCAGCTTCTAGTTTCTTGCAGGCCTCGATCCACTTAGGCGCTCCCCCTGTGAGTTCTGGTATTCGCGTGGCGTTCACAAATGCCGTTGACAATTGTTGAAAAGTAGAGACGCCGCCCTCCTCTGTTTCTGTCTCTGTTTCTGACTCTGTCTCTGCCCTCTGTGTCACAGTTCGTGACGGCGGCGTGACGCCGTTGTATTGTTCTTTGTGACGCCGTTCTCGTTCTTGGCGTTTGCGTTCTGCGTCCGGTGTTGCCGCTTGCCGCTTTTGAAAGTTTATTACTCTCCACCCGGTAACTGTCTTCTGGATAATCCCTGTCGTTTCAAGCTGTTTGAGATCCAATTCAAGCTCATCGGTTGTAATCCGCAAGGCCCATGCAAGTTGCTTGGTTTCTGGTAGATTACCCTCCTTCATAAAACCGTCTAACTTTCCCGCCAGAAGAAAGGTCTCGATGCACCTGCGCCAAAGACGGTCAGGAAGCGTTGTTATCTTGGGATCATCAAGTATCTCGATGTATAGTTTTATCCAATAATTCGCCATAATGACTCCATAAACACTAACGCCCTTTTGTCCGAACCCATTTCGCGGCTTTTGGGGCGTGAGAGCCTTTGAACAGCAAAACAGGATTTGAGCCTTTGAAACAGGCTCGGACAAAAGGGCGCTAATTGCGCTGTATTCAGTTCTGTGCTGTTCATCTGGCTCTCACTCCAGACACCCTGTTTATAGCATTTTCCTTGCCGCGTGTCAAGCGGCAATTTCCCACAGCGTTTTCATTTCTGTGGGGTGCGTGTCTACCCGTGGTCGTGCATTCCGATTCCATGATCCGCCGCCCGCCTCACCCAGGCATTTCCAGTTTGCAGATATAAGCGACGTACCCGGCTCTGACTGCAACGTATAGGTAATCACGCGCTTATATCCAAGAGCGAAGGCGGCGCGGCTTGCAGCTCCATAGAGCATTGATGGCGCGTTCTTTGTTCCATCTGTGGCGCAGCGCGTGACTTCGAGCGTCCATCCATCATCCAACATTCGAGCAACGGGACGCCCTACCGTGATTACACCCACAACTTTTTCGCCGTCGTTTACAGCAATGCCAAATTTCCAGCCCTGCGGGGGCAGGTGGTGGCGGTGATGAAGCGAGACAAACTTGCAGGCTTCGGGGTAGGTTATTGGCTGTAAGGATAGCATTATGTTCCGTCTCCATACCGCCGCTTGTCAAGCGGCAATCGCGCGGGGCGTCATCCGTCTACTCCGCACGCCTGGCAAGGCTAAAAATCTTGCGCGCTGTTTGGTACGCGATGTAGATACCGTGCGCCAAGTGCCATTTGATAACCAGGTGAAGCGGCAATCCTGCCGCACGTGTCATTTTGTGTGTCACTGGCGATAAAAATGCCATACCGCAGTTACACGTATCGCTATCGTGATCGTCATCGTAAGTCCAGATATGATAGCTGACCCAGGCGTTGGGGCATCTTTTCGCTTTTCGTGCCGCCGGCTTGCATCCGTCGAATGATAAGCCTGATCCATTCCAGCATTCTTCCTCCGTGGTAGCCGCGCTCACATCGCTCTCGCTCGTACCGATCCCGGCCAACAACAAGCGTAAGCGTCGCTCGAATGCGAGCGCTTGGCGGTCGGCGCGTTGCCAGGCGCGGGCCAGGGCGTCGTCACTGTTGGCGATACCGAACGTTCCGCGGCGCTGGGCATAGAGGTACTTCATGCGCTCGGCGTGCTTGTAGGCCTCGAGGATCGTTAGGGCATTCATTTTGTTTTCCTTTCGCGTAGCCTGGCGATAACTCCGCGCCCCCCCACTGTTTTATGCACAGCCGTTTTTTGGTATCTCCAGCCATATACTCCTACCCCGCGGTTTTTGCGCTTGCGGGGATTTGTAATCTTTTTCGGCAGTTCGTAAATGTCGAGGTCGTTCATCTGTGCTCCTGGGCGCTTAAGCGGTTTGACATTTCCACGGCGGGCGCGGCACTTGGGATCGGTCATTAGCACACCCACAGAACAGCGGCAAAAATAACCAAGAGAAAGCCTGCAACGATCAGAATACACGCGCCGTTTGCCATGACTGTGATCTCATCGTCATTCACGTTGTCTTCATTCCAGCCTACCATGATTCACCATCCAGTCTTCAAGCGTCACCAGCGTGCTGGTTTGCACGCTGGTCATCCGAACTATGCCGGGTTGGGCAAGTCTCACGGTCTCGCCGCCCAGGTCGCACTCCACGAAATCATTGTCCGGCATGTGGCGCAGACAATATCCAGTGCATCGGGCGCGCGAGTGTTTGACGTGATCGAGGAACATAAACGGCAGGTAACGGATCGTCATCTTGCCGTTCAGCTGCATGACAGATTGCCGCCTGAGTACCCACTGGCCGGGGGTGAAGTTTTTCGTCATGACGTGTTCACTCCTATCCAGAAGTGATTGAGCAGCACCGCCCGCGACGCACGCACCATCACGCCCTCGACGCGGAGCATGTCCGGCTTAACCATGTCGGGATGCACGATGCACAAGTTAGGCGCATGGCCGTATTTTGTCTGATAGTGGGCCGCGGCCCGCGTGACTTTTTGTGTAAGGTCAGTGCGGGGATTATTGTCGAACCAAAACATGTAATCACGTCCGATGTTCATAAGTTTTCCTTGCACCCTCCCCGGATGGACGGGGAGGGGTAGTGCTGGGCGGCTGCTTGGCTGGTTGCTTATCCGGGGCTTGCCCGGCGGTATCAGGTTCAAATAGTACCTGCAACTTTCCAGCTAACATCGTATCGGCTGTATGTTTCGCTTCCCTAAAATGCCCGTTTCGCTTCCAGTTGCCAGCCGCCCAATTTTTTTGGGCTTGTGGCGATTGCCAGATTCGGACTGGCCTGACTTAGCGCACCGGTGCGCGGGATTTCTCCGGTCTAATCGCCATGATTGCGGCCACTTCTACGGCGCGGCCGCTCTTGCGCCCTCGGCAAACTGTCCCGTGCCGTCCATTTGGCGTTCCGTTCATGCGCCTTGACGACGGCTAATCTTCACGGCTCTTTAAGTTTTGACAGTTTGCGGATTAGGCAGGGCAGGCCGGGCTTGAGTACCAGCTAGATGGCTCTCGCGCGCTGCGGCCATCGAATGTAAAGCTGCGATTATCTGCGTGTCCATCCACGCCGCTGCCTTGCCAGTGGCCCGCGGCAGGGTGAGCCGCCGCGGGCCGATAAGTGCTATTTGTTCTGCTCATGGACTGGTGGAGCATCTCGGATCGCGGACAATATCGCATCTGCCGCTTCGTCTATGCCGCCCACGCAAACATGGAACCCATACTCCCACCCCGCCAGTTTTGATCCGCCCCATTCATCTGTTGCAAAAACATGCGCCTCGATGATGGCAT